ATCTATGGGTATGGTTCCTCAAGGTTATAGAGTGAACAACTACCTAACAGACACAGATGCGTTCTATATCTTGACAGACGTGCCAAACGGCATGAAAATGTTCACAAGAGCTCCATTGAACACTGCAATGGAAGGTGATTTCGACACTGGCAACGTAAGATACAAAGCTAGAGAAAGATATTCTTTTGGAGTATCAGACCCTAGAGGTATTTTCGCGTCACCAGGTGCGTAATAACTAATTAAGAAGGGGGCTGTTGAAGGCCCCCTTTTTTTATGGTAGAGAAAGATAATCATGAAAACATTTAGAGTACAGATTAGAGCATATGGATACTATGCTGATTTCAACGTTATGTCAGAGGACGAGGACAAAGCGTTTGAAAATGCACTCATTGACAAACTAGGAGAAAATGATATAGTTTGGGAAAAAGATGGATTTATTGATTCGTCTAAATTATGGCTAACTTATGAGGAAACCATAGATGCAAATACAAGTCAGAGACCTTTACAAGAAGAAGAGGGGTCTAGAGACAGAATGGGCACTGCATCAGCGTGATAACCAAAGGTATACTTTGGATATGGTAAGAATCGACAACAAAATTAGAGAAGTTGTCAATGCTATTAAAATCGAAGAAGCTAAAATAGCTAATCTTACTAATAAAATAGAGGACGCAGCACCCAAAGTTTCAGTAGCTACTTAGTAAAAAGCTACATCTTGGATAAATATCAAACCATATGACAGGCTCTCTTGCACTCTTTAAAAAATAAGAGTATAAGTTTCTTACTATACAATTAAAAGAACACAGACGCGTATAGTCGACGGCCTAGAGACTGTGTTCGTTTATAACTAGGAGGATAATATGGCAAAAACTACATTCCAAGGTCCAGTTGTATCCAAAGCAGGATTCTTCAACACAGGACCAGGTAACGTTGTAGACGCAGATTCTAGCGTATCACTTACAGTTGATACACATGCTGGAAGAATCGTACACAACGATGCGGCAGGAGCAGTAACTTATACGTTACCAGCTACTAACGCTAATTCTGATTCTGCAATCGCAGGACCAGGAGCAGACCTAAACAACTTAAGTAACGTTGGTGCAAGATTTGAAATCTTCAATTCTATTACAAAGACTGGAGACTTAGTCGTGCAAGTTGCTAACGCAACTGACGTTATGATTGGTGGAGCATTATTTATTGATGACTCTTCTGATAACGTTGTTGGATTTGAGACAGCTTCAACATCTGATACTATTACTTTAAATGGTACTACAACAGGTGGTGTTACTTTTTCAAAAATAATCTGTACAGTTATTGCTTCCGGTAAATGGCAAGTTGAGGTAGTTTCAGGATGTACTGGAACACCAGCAACTCCGTTTAGCGCGGCAGTAAGTTAATAAATAATTAGTGTGGAGCTCCGGCTCCACACTATTAATTGGAGAATAAAAAATGGCGACATCAGACCAACAGTTTTCTTGTAGAACTTCTGACGGTAGATTTGGTAGAGCAACAGACGCTTCAGGTTCATTTATTGGACCAGCTAGAATAACTTATATTCAAGTTGAAGGTGTTGCGAATAGTAATATCAAACTTTACGATGGAACAAGTGCATCTGGAACTTTAGTATTCGAAGGTAATTGCGGAACTGAAGGATTAGATATCTACGTTCCTGGAAGCGGCATAAGAGTAGAAACTGGTATATATTTAGATTTAACAAATACAACATCTGTTACCATCGGATATACTGGCTAAGGAGTTAAATGGCTAACACTACTTCGGGAACAGCTACGTTCGACAAGACTTTTGCTATTGACGAAATAGTAGAAGAGTCTTTTGAGCGTATTGGACTACAGAATGTATCTGGTTACCAATTAAAATCAGCAAGAAGATCTCTTAATATCTTGTTTCAAGAATGGGGTAATAGAGGTATTCACTATTGGGAAATAGCTGATCTTAATATTGATTTAATTGAAGGACAATCAGATTACGATTTCTTCAGATCGTCAGACGACGGCACAAGTGCAGTATCTACACCAAGTGGTGTATATGGTATATCTGATGTTTTAGAAGCACAATTAAGATCTAACAGAACTCAAACAACACAAGCAGACTCGCCAATGACAAAAGTAGATAGATCTACTTATGCAGCGTTTTCAAATAAATTATCAAAAGGAACACCTAATCAATATTGGGTAGAAAGATTTATAGACAAAGTTAGAATACACGTTTATCCAACACCAGATTCTTCAAATGCATCTAAAGATATGCACATTTATTACATAAAAAGAATACAAGATGTTGGTGATTACACAAACGCAACTGACTTACCTTTTAGATTTGTACCCTGCATGATATCAGGATTAGCTTTTTATCTTGCACAAAAATATAGACCAGAAATGATTCAAGCTATGAAATTATATTATGAGGATGAATTAGCTAGAGCATTAGCAGAGGATGGGTCAGCTTCGAGTACGTATATTACTCCTAAAGCATATTACCCAGGAACATAATGGCAAAATTTGCAACAGGTAAATACGCAAAAGCAATATCAGATAGATCTGGTATGGAGTTTCCATACAAAGAAATGGTTAGAGAATGGAATGGATCTTTTGTTCATGTATCTGAATTTGAACCAAAGCAACCACAATTAGAACCAAAACCTATGAACGGTGATTCTATATCTATAAGAAATGTTAGACCAGATAGATCTGAACCTGCAACACCAAATCTTTTACCATTAAATGCGTTTACAACAACTAATGGTTCTGCAACTGTATCTGTTAATGAACCTAATCACGGTAGATCTACTAGTGACACTGTTAGATTTAGAGATGTAGAGTTAGTTGGTGGTATACCTGCTGCTACGATTAATGGATCAAGTGGATTTACAATTACTAAAACAGATGATAATAATTATACATTTCCATCTGGAGCTACAGCTTCAGCAACTGAAATAGGAGGAGGTGGATCTGCGTCCGCTGGACCAGTTACACAACAAGCATAATGTCAGGAATTAGTTATAATACTTTAGTTACACAAATTAGAAACTACACAGAAGTAGATTCTACAGTTTTTTCTACAGATCAATTAGAAAATGTTATTTTAAATGCTCAGTATAGAATTATGAGAGATGTCCCTATTGATGCAGATAGAAAACAACAATCAGGTAATTTAGTTCCAGGACAAGAAACTATTAACGCTCCAGGAGGAGCTTTATTTATTAGAGGTATACAGGTTTATGATTCAAGTGCCGTGTTAACTGGATCTAATACTTGGCTAGAGAAAAAAGATGTAACATACCTACAAGAATATCAACCGATTACAGGCACAGCTGCGGCTCAAGGTAAACCAAAATATTATGCTATGTTTGGTAATGCTACTGGAGATGGTGATACTAATTCTGGACGTATATTTTTAGCCCCAACACCTAATACAAATTATAAGTTTAGAGTGCATTATAATAAGATGCCAGCTACTTTAGCCTCAGATAATGTCACTAATTATATTAGCTTAAACTTCCCAAATGGCCTACTATACTGCTGTTTAGCAGAGGCTTATGGCTTTTTAAAAGGCCCTATCGATATGTTGACTTTGTACGAGCAAAAGTATAAAGAAGAAGTACAGAAGTTTGCTAACGAGCAAGTTGGAAGACGAAGAAGAGATGACTATACAGATGGTACAGTCAGAATCCCAGTAACCTCAGCAAACCAATAGGAGATAAAAAATGGCAATTACATCAGCAATTTGTACAAGTTTCAAAGTAGAACTATTAAAAGGTGTTCACAATTTTACAGCAACAACTGGTAACACTTTTAAAATTGCACTTTATGACAGTGATGCAACTCTTGGTGCAGGAACAACTGCATTCTCAACTTCAGAAGAAATTACAAATACCTCTGGAAGTGCTTACACTTCTGGTGGAGCAACATTAACAAGTGTGACGCCAACTTCGTCAAGCACAACTGCGATATGTGATTTTTCAGATGTAAGTTTTTCATCAGCTTCTTTTACAGCAAACGGTGCATTAATTTACAATTCATCTGCATCTAACGTGGCTGTTTGTGCAATCGCGTTTGGTTCTGATAAAACAGCGACTAACGGAACTTTTACAATTCAATTCCCTACAGCAGACGCTACAAACGCAATCATAAGATTAGCATAGGAGGACCACTATGTCGGTTCAATCAGGATGGGGTCGATTCACCTGGGGCCAAGCATATTGGAATCGTGATGCAGTCCTTGCAACTGGTTGGGGTGCTAAAGCATGGAATGATGGTGAGTGGGGAAATCTAGCTGACGAAACAGTTTCATTAACAGGTGTATCATCTACAACTTCAGTAGGAACAATTAGTAATGTAATAGATTTATCTTTTGCATTAACAGGAGTTTCATCTACATCTTCTGTTGGATCTATATCACCAGTAATACCAAAAACAGTAGAGGTAGGTGGTGTATCGTTTCAATCAACTGTTAACTCAATTACAAATGTTATAAACGTATCTTTTGATGTATCTGGATTATCGTCAACAGCAGCGATTGGTGTAGTGGATCCTGCAGATCAAGTTATGGGATTAACAGGACAAGAATCTACTGTTGCTCAAGGAACAGCAGTTGCACCAAACGAAGATGTATCACCAACAGGTTTAGCAATAACTTCATCACAAGGAACAGCAGCAGGTGTAACTTCACACGAAGCTGATTTAACTGGTTTTGCTGTAACAACTGGAATTGGTTCAGTTGTCGTTCCAAATGATGCAGCTTTATTATCAGGTATACAAGCAGAATTTACTTTAGGTTCTTTAATAGGATTAGGATCTGCTGTACAAAATTTAACAGGTGTTTCA